ATAATTTACTTTATTTCTAGGAATTTGTAAGTTAAATGTCTGTTCAACTTTTCTAAGATTATTATTAGGTCTAGCTAATGTTAATGTAGTCCAATCAGTGTTTTGATAATCATTATAAAATCTAGCTTTAGTAAATGTAATATCCCTTAATTCAATATCATCAGGAAATGCTGGATTTTGAATAGCACCTGGATATATATTTTTATCATCAGACCATTCAACACCATCATTTACAGCATCTGTCATAAATGATAAATTGTTAAATGTTTTAGTATATAAAGGATTATCATTTACTAATACTTTTATTGTACTAGGATGTGGAACATTAGAGTTAAATATATTTCCATAGAATGTACCATAAGCACCATAGTTATGTAAATATAAAGACTTTCTCAATGAAGGTACATCTACATTTAAATAAGATATATTAGATAATAAATATTTATGGTTATTGATATAAATATTAGGTGTAAATGAATAGTATCCTGTAAACTTATTCATAGCTTCTGAATAAGCAATAGTATAAGCTTCATTAGTATTATTGGGTGTTTCAGGGAAACCATTATTATTTAAAAATGTTATTAAGAATTCATTATGATAATAATCATAAGTAGTTAATATACCTTTACTTGTAATAGGATTATCATTAATCAATATGTTATCATGTAACCTTTTAATAATGAAATTACGTTGTCCTAATGCATCAGATATTGAAGTAACAGCTTGTCCATTGTAAGAATATATTTTCTTACTTCTAGAATCAACAAATACTATTTGATTATTAGATCTATATACTGACCATTGATGTGATGTACCAACATCTAACTTTCTATATTCATGTCTTTGTATAGTATCACCGGTACCTAATTTAACAGGTAAATCTAAATTAGTAGAAACCATAGCTACAGGATTTATAAGTAACATACCTATACCTCTTTCCTGTATAAAATGCATTTGGTTATGTAAAGATATTAAACAATTAATAGCTCCATAACTTCCTTCTACATCATAAAAATCATTAGCTTGATATACAGACCATGAATCTTGAGTTTCATTGTTAAACTTAATTTGTGAATAATGAACTCTATTTATCCATTCATCTGTAACTACAAAGTTTAATGGTTTAGGGAAATACTTTTTAGTATCATTTTCACAACTATGATAATTATAATAAACCTGTTCATCAGGTATTACGGTATTAGCTGTATTATTAGCCGCAGTTAAATCTTTGTTAATATGTGAACCATCTCTTTGTTCAGCATTACCCATGGTAGTACATGGAAAGAATTGAGTTACACTATAGTTAGCTTTAGCACCACTAATCGCTGTAGGTATACCTAAATTATTAATATTAAAATATGAATAACCTGGAGCAAAATCATATTCTTTACTAACCTTTTGATTATCATAATATGAAGTATAAACATCTCCACCTAATGTATTTAAAGTTACACCAGTGTTGATTATTAATTCATTATTAACTGTAGGTATATATTCACTACAAGCAATATATTCATTATTACTTCTAGCTACATGTCCAAATCCTCCATATAAATTGTTATTCCATTTAAAGTATAATGCTAACATTTTATATGAAGTAGATGTTAAACATCCATAATCTTCACCTAATCTTAAACCTGCTTTTAATTTTAAAAAAGTAGTATTAGAACCTTTACCTGGAGATATTAACGGACTAGGTGTGGAAGTTACTTGACATAAACCTGTACCTAAATACATATCTTTACCACGATTATGTACTTTTATACCACTAAAATCATGTACAGCATTTACATTAACTGGTACACCTTCTTCTATTTCAAATATATTATTTTGATAAGTTCCCACACTACCATAGTTAACAGTATTATCTACATACTTTAACATATAATAAGGCATATGATCCCAATCATAAGGTGTTTTAGTAGCATATGCTACACCACAAGGATTATATCCAGTGTTATCATAAATACCTGGTGATCCTGGTGCAGGATATTTAGAACCATGATCATCGTAATCAAATAACTTATAATAACCTCTTCCTGCTAATCTATAGTTAATTGCAGACATTCTACCTCTGATAAATATTTTATCACCATTAGCATAGTTAGGACGCATATATTCTGATTGATGATCAAAACAATCAAATGTTTTAAATTTATTTACATTTGATCCAACAACTCCTTCATCATTAAGATTAGTATTTAATGTTTCTACATGTTCTTGAGATGGAAAAGGATTATAAAATGGTCTAGCTACAACAGCTCCACCACCAAATGGTACTAAAAAGTTTCTACTTTCACTTCTGAAACAACTAGGTAAATATAATTCTGTTGCAGCAGGATTACCATGTGATAAATTATCAGTATTACCAATAAATGGATTTAATATACCACTACCCCATATTGTTTTATTATTACCTTCTCTGGGTACTCTAACAATTTGACAACCACCTATTTGATCAGATATTGATGTAATATCAATACTAAACTTAATATACATTACTTGAGCCCAAATTTCACTAGTACCTACTAAATATGTTAATCTGAAATCTTGAGGCACCCCATTTGCTGTAGCATGAGAATCAGGGTTATCATTAAAATCTCCATAGCTCGGAAACTTAATATCACCAATCCATTTAGTAAAGTATGGAGCTTTTTCTCTATCAAAAAATTGAATACCGAATCTATAAATCTCTTCATGTTGATAACCTTTTAATAAACCTTGTCTATAAGGAAACTTCATTGAACCTTGTGAATTTTTTATAGGATATTCATAAGGATTAAATAAAGTTGTATTAATAATCATATTACCATTACCATCCACATTATTAGTATCAATATCAACTTTTCTATATGGAGGTGCTGTTAAACTTATCTGCCAATCATCACTAGTTTCAATACCACCTGATTGATCTACTAATATAGATTTAGTACCAAACTCATAAGATATGTTAGGACCTAATCCACCTAATTTAGTTGTACCAGGTTTATAGTAACATGCATTACCTGAATGTCCCCCTGAACTATTATAATATTCATTTATAGCATCTTCATCTTCTGCTAAATCTCCAGCATAGTTAGCTCCAGCAGGATTAGTAGCTTGAAATATACCAAGTACTCCAGAGTTAAATAACCCTACATCATCAGCACCTGAAGTCTTTGCTCTGAATGCTCTAGCATCATATATTAAATCTTTTCTAATAGTTTTAACATTACCCCAGAATAATCTATTATCTTTAGTATCTACAGTTTTAGCATGAGTAAATACAGATGATAATGCTAGGAATTCATCTAATGTTACAGGTAAATATGATTCAACATCAGGATCTGTATAACTTATAGTCATACTTCCAGTAAGTGGAATAGGATAATCGCCTAATGAGGTTATTTTAGGTACATCATTTTTTTCAACACGTTGTAATACAAAGAATTCAACTTTATCAAATGATCCATCTAAGTCATCTACTTTCCATTCAATACCTTTACCTGAGTTCCCAGCAGGTGAACCTTGATAGTTTTGAAACTCAGCAGTTAATGCAGGTGCTATTAAATACACCATGTTAGATAACTCTGATATATTAGTAATTGAACCTAAATCTTGTTTTAATCTATAAGCTAATTGATAACAACCATTATCTAACGAACCTGCTAATATTTGATTTAATACAGGTTGTGAAAATTCAACACTAGGATTAATAGATAATAGTCTAACATCTAATGCCATTAATTGAGGATCAGCAACATTAGCTGTTCTAATCTTATTATAAAAGTCTGACCAATATAATCTTTTAACTTTACCTGATTCATATCTACCTAAAGCCGCACTTGGTGCAATAGGGTGTTCTCTAGTAAAATCTAAATAGTTAGTATATAGTAATGTTAAAGTATGTTGTCTAGTAACATCGTCAATAGTTAATTTCCATAAATGTCCTACACCTATGAATGAATCATTTAGTGGAACATCTGTTGCAGGATTTGGTGGGGATAAATATCCATTAGTATAATCTTGAGTAAATAAATATATTTCATCACCAATATAAGTTTGTCCAATTAATATTGGATAGTTATTAGTTAATACAAATGGGAATTGTGCACCTGTAATTATAGATATACTATTATCATCTCTAACCCAACCTAATGTCCAATCAGCAGTAGCACCAACTGTAGTTGTAAATGTAACTGTAGGACTTACAGAATTAACTGCTGGACCACAATCCTTATACTCAGGATTTTGATATATTACTACATAATCATCTTTATAAGCTACAGCAAAAGTTGATGTTGTAGGACTACCATTAGTTGTATTATAACAATTAGGTAAGTTTATAATTGCATTATATAAATCAACACCTTTAGTAGCATTAGTTATTTGAATAGGTGTAGTAGTTTGTCCATTAATTGTTATCTCAAGTAATTCATCTCCACCACCACCATTGTTATCAAATACTATTAATTTATAAATATCATGTATTGTAGGAAATGTAATCTTACATTCATTACCTTTTATATTAACTAACGATCCTGTAGAATCACCTAACTCTGTAACAGGTCTAAAATTAAGAGCTTCTGTATAAGCATTTTTAGCACGAATAGTTTTTGACAAATCACTATTCATTCCATCTTCAAATGTATTAATAGATTCCATTATCTAATATTTCTCCTTTCTCTTTGTTCGAGTTCTCTAAAACTATTACTATAAGCATTTTGTTTAGGAATAAGTCTAACCCAAATATTTTTCAACTGTTCTAGTTTAGAAGCATCAGGCATATATGCAGATCCTCTTGCTGAGTTAACATAGAATAACCAATCTTGTTTAGATTCTTTATAAACAGCTTCAGGTATTCTACCACCTCTAAATTCAATTCTATCTAACATATATGTTACATAAGATTCTAAAGCTTTATCATAATAAATATCATCAGGTATTAAAGGAAATCCTTCTTCATCTGCAGGAACTGATAAATAAACTATACAAAGTTCACCTTCAGTTATGTTTGTATTTAAACATCCATCTTGAATATAAAAATTATATTCTGAACAACAAGTTGGTATTGTGTTACATTCTGGACAATTATAATTATTTGCTGCAGATTTACTTGACCACATTAAAGGTTTACCATTAAATGTAATGTCTTTTAAATAAACAAAACCACAAGGTAATTTTACATTATGGTTTTCAACAGTTAATATTGTAGAAACTTCTTTAAATTGAGGATAAGCTCCTATCATATTTAAAGCATCTGCAACCCATTCAATTATATCACTTTCATTTAGTTCTTTATTTGAACCTAAATTTCGATATAATCTAGCAATTATAGATTTTGAGGATTTTAAATTATGTATCATTCTTTGTTTTTACTTAACATTTCATAATAATCAAAACCTGGTGAGGTTTCAAGATGTCTTGGAATAGCTCTAGAAGCTTCTCTACATGGTGAAAATTTATAATACTTTTTACCGGTAAGTTTTAAACCTGATTTATCCCACTTCCATTTATATCTAAATGGTTGATCATAATATATTATAGTTCCTTGCTTTTTAGATTCACCATAATTAACTTTCCAATTTTTAATTTTATCTGGATCAAAGTTAACTTCATATTTAACAATACCTAAATAACCAAGTTTATAAGGCATTTTAAAAGATTTTGCTTCAGTTACTAATTTAGTTTGAAGCTTTTTATTAAAAGATCTTATTATTTTGTAATACACTGCATAATCTACAGGTATTCTTTTATTGTTTAATGATGCTCTACAATAATCTTTATAAAAATTTTTAGTACTTAAATCTTTTGTAAATTTACCTTTACTTCTTTTAACAGTTTTAAATTCTATCATTTTTTACCTAATTGGTTTTGTGATAATGCATCATTAGAAGTATCTTGTGGCATTTGAAGGAAAGGTACAACTTTTGTTTGCATTATAATATTTGTTATATCATTAGCCATTTTTAATGAACATGGATAAGGACTATCCCAGCTAAAACAATTAGATCCATTACATGAACTAAATCCAATCAATTCTTCCGGGTTTTCAAATATAGCAAAAACATTTATATATTCCAAAAGTAATTCTGAAGTAATATATAAATATCCATTTTGTAAATACCATTGGGGTTTATTAGAAGTGTATTTATTATAACTATTATATTTAGCTTTAAAAGGATTTGCTTTAGCAATAATATCACCTGTAGGTGTAGTAATTCTTAAAATAGTATTATCTAAAGCCGTTTCAATAGTTATAGGTAATTTTTGTTTAGTTTTAAGGATATAACAATCTGTTGTAATTATACAACAATCAGAACTATCTACTAGTTCTAACTCCATACAAGAAATAGCTTGAACCCATACATCAGAAATATCTTGTCTTTTTCCAATAGCTTGAGAAATAAGCATTGATCTTATTTCATGTATCCAAAAAGCAAATTGCTCATCACTGATTCTAAATGAGTAGTTGTTTTCACCTGAACCAGCAATATTTCTAATATCCGCTACTAAATGTCTTAAAGTTACCATATTTATTTTTTACTTTGAAATATTCTATATTTATAAGTTACTATAGGAAATTTATTAAAAGGATCATACCCTAACCCATAAGAACTTTTATTTATCCCTAATTCAATCATTGGAGTTAAACTTTGAGGTGAAGCTTGTAAACCTACATTAAATTGATACTTAGAAGGTCTATATATAAACGTATCTCTTTTAACTACTGTACAATCTTTAATTGTTAAAGGTACTTTAAGTTTAACACCTAGTTGCATTTGTCTAAGTTTACCTTGTACATGAACTCTAGAATATACTTCATATTCTTTATGTACTAAAGTATCATCATATTGAAATACTTTATTACAATCTAAAGAGTCTTTAGGTACTAATATCCAAGTAGTATCATGTATAGGTTTACTAGGATGCCACTTATCTAAATAGATAGTATCTTTAGGAAAGATAGTATCTCTATAATTAGTAACTGTTTCTTTAGGTTGTAATATAAGTTTATCTTTACTACAAGATTTACCTAATAGAAAAGTTAAACATATAATTACAATAGCAAATATAAATATCAATTTATCTTTCATTTACTTATTTTCAAAAATTTCTTATTTTGTATTTAATTTAGTTATATTCATTCTTGTAAATCTTTATTTGTTTTAAATTTTGAAAAATATCCACCAGCAGCAATTACTGCTGATAATAATAATTTAGGCCATTCTTTGTTTATATCAAAAGTAAGCCAATCTATAGTTACCCAAGCAGTAGCTATTGCTGTAACTAAACCTGACATAGTAGCTAACCAATCAGTGCTTGTTAATTTCTTTTTAAGTTTATTCATATTTAAAATTCTTTTAATAACGTCATTGTAAATGATTTAAGTTTAGATTCTTTACATCTTTTAATTAAGAAGTTAAAATCTAATGGATTATTTAACACCATACAGCCAGCCGACCATTTATCTATTAATTTAGATATAACTGATGGATTAGCTCTATGTATATTTATACCAAATAATCCTGTATCTAATACTGCTGTTTCTTCAGCAAATAAATCTTTATCAGCATCTCTGTAAACTGTAACATTTTTAGCTTGTACTAATGCTTCATATTTACCTTGATGTAACCCTAATCTCCAAGTATCAATATATTGATTAGGTTTAAGTAATGCAGTACCTTTAGGATTTAATAGGTTTTTTAACCA